GTACCTAGTGATCCAGTATTATATTCTACTGCTGTAATGTAAGCAGTACCAATTACATTTCCTGTAGGAGTATTGCTTGATGTTCTGTTTGTGATTGTTTTAGCTGCTGTATCATAAAGAGATATCTTAGATCCTTTGTCAGCAACAAGAGAACCAGAAAGTTCGTTAACAACAATATAGCTACCCATTGTAGCTGTGCCAATCTGACTTGTTGCATTCTGATAGAAGTTGGCTTTGTCTATATTGATATAGTCTGTTACAAGCTTTTCAATCTCATATCCTTTAACATATGCCAATCCTGGTTCAACACCTACAGAAAGCAACTGACTGTTACCTGTATTTGACAAACCATCATTTGTTCCTGTATCAAGATTTTCACGAACACGAACTGTCAAACCACGAACATAATAGTCACCGGATTCGTCGTATGTTCTCTTGGCCATTTCATCTTGAAGAATATTGTAAATAGGTCTTTCGTACTTTTCAGTAACAACGCCGTTTTGAATAGTGAACAGTTCAACAAAGTTTGGACCTGTTGTAGTATCGTCTATTGAACGAACTTCAAGAGTTGGCACAAGCTTCAATCTATCAGCGCCAGGTGCAGAATAGTTAGATGCTTCAAGTGCAGGATCAAGAAGAGATGCGTCTTGTGTGCTTGATATAATTTGTTCATCAATATTGAATCCTACACGACAATTGGCATCTGATGAATATCTGCTAATAACTATTGACTGAGTTGGGAAATAGATAAAGTGCTGCTTTGCAAATATGACACCTTCACGAATTAAGAATCTTGCTGCTTTACCTGTTGCTGAGGAAGAGAGAGCAACAGGATTTACACCAGAATTGGATGTAAGAACTTCATTTGTTTGGAATACTTTTATATCTGTATTGACAGTTGAACCGGTTTGATAGCGAATATAAAGAGTTTTTGTATTTGAGGAAGTATCTGTACCATCAAGAACATTGACAACATATGCTTTGATGTTGTTTGTTGCACCAGTTAGAGTTGTATTCAGAAGATCATTTACGGTTACTGCATTATTGGAATTATCATTGTCTTTGATCTTTACATAGTCTAGATCAGTTTCAATTGAGAATTCACCAGGAAGAACGATAGATCCGTCTTTAAATATATGCTTACCAAATCTTTCAATCTGCTTCTGAATGATTGTCTGCATCTGTGTAAGTTCGCGGGCTTGCACAGCGTAACCAGGCTTATAAAGAATACGATAAAACTGTTTTGATTCATCGTAGTCATCATAGTATGGTGAAACATTGAAATCTGTTGTTAGCACTGTTAAATTGGCTACATTTGCCATTTTTTATTCTTCCTCTTAAAATTCAAAAACGATTTTGTAGTCTTCTGTCTGATCAACTGCTCTAACAATTGGCTGTACATAATCAATATATAGCAGTTGCCCTGATTGACTTACCAATTCTTTATCTGTTACTGATTCTACAACTCTTGATGTTGCAGAAGTATTTCCTGTGATAGTTGCTGATGTAGGTGTACCTGTTGTTTCGGACAGTTTTAGTTGGTTATTTCCGCTATCCCACTCAATCACTATCCCTGTAAATGATGCAGTTGAGATTGAGCCGCCTTGATATACGATTTCGTCATGAATATAGTTATCAGAACCGCTGCTGACGGTAAGTGTCAGTAACTGAGAATATACAGATTTGGTTGCGGTATTACCTGTAGATTCTTCCACAGGATCTTGAATGATAGCAATCTGTCTGAAATCATTGACGCCTGCAAGTTTACCTTCTTCTAGACCTCTTACTCTAGGATTGAATATCAAATATGAGCCACCAAGTTCTCTCAAAGGATCAGATCCATGACCACCAGGCGGACTAATCATAACTCTAGCTGCTGCGTTTGTTCCACCGCCGCCAGAAATAGTAACATCGGCAAAAGTATAACTTCTACCTTTATCAACCATAACAACACTTGATATTGTATTTGATGTTGAATTGATACGAGCGATAGCATTAGCACCAGAACCATTACCGGTCACCGTGACTATAAGATTGCTTGAATTTGTGTATCCAGTTCCAGCGTTTGTTATTTTTATTGCTTCAATAGAACCGTCTACAGCATCTTCTTGAACTCTCCACTGTAGAGTATTGTTATCAAGAGGTAAAGTCTGAACAGGTATATAACTATCTGTCATAAAACGAATACGCTCTTCAGCAGTCAGTGTATACATGTATTTCCAAATGTATCCATCAGATTCTTCAACTGCTGTATTTGTCAAAAGCTGTGTTGGCATGACAGTAGATAGACCACCACTATTATTACCAAGACACTTGTAAACATTCCAGTCTGTTGTCAAAACAAAGAATTTTACATTTGGCGTATACATCATGAGTGAACAAGTGCAGTGGTCATAAGCATCATATGATGTATTTGCAGTCCAATCGTTTCTAGGTATAGCATGACGAACATCGTTACCACTGATCTGTTTTGCTCCAAGCATTCTGTACCAAACATCATTAAATACAGTTACCGAAGAATTTGCCTGTGGCGGAGCAGCATCATTAGACCAAGGAGTAGACCTTCCAAAAGTCAAATAGATGTTCGTTGGATTTGGATCTAGTAACGATTGCCTAAACTGTTGTGCATTATAAACACGCAAATTTTCAGAAAAAACAGATACCATTTTTGTTCCTTAGTTATTCTTTATATTTATATGCTAGAAAAGAGCAAATTGCCTGTTACATTGTTTACAGTGTTAGATAATGCGCTTTGAAGCGTAACAATCAGATTGGCATTGGCACCACCTGTACCAATAGCCAAAACACTCTCTCCTGTAATATACAGAGAACCATTGCTGGTTATAACGATGTTTTCTATACCACCATTGACTGAATTTGCTGTATAAGATGCATTGGCACCTCTGCCTGATCCACCAGCAAAGTAGATATATCCGTTTGAATATCCTGTTCCTGTATTTGCAATGGTTATGCTTGCTACATTTGCTCTTGTCAATGATACCTGGAACATCGTATTGCTGATAGGTGTAACACTGTAAACTGTATTGACAAGATTTCCTGTATCGCCTGACAAGAATTCAATAAACACATTGGTAAGATTTGCTATATTGAGAGTGCTTGCGTCTTGAATGGAAACATTGACGAAAGTTGTCAATGAATTACCATTAGCCTCATATGTTCCTGAATATGTCAAGGTAGAACTATAATCTTCTGCTGCTCTTGTCACACTGACATTTAGATTTGCACCATCATCAATGTATAGATACTCACCAAATAACTTTAGACCAGCAGGATGAATAAGATCCTTCAGTGCTTTTCTGTACTTTTCAATTGATTGCTTTGCTTTTACAACATAAGAGAATTCTTGATAGTAATCTCTATCTTCCAAGAAGTTATAACCAGACAGATGCCCGTCATCATTCAGATATCTACCAGGATAGGTAAATGTACCTGTGATGATTGTCGCAACAGCCTGTGCTGTTCCATCACCTATTGAACTTAGATTAAGCGTTGGTGCAGTATCATAACCAGAACCTCTGTTCAGAATAGTTAGACCTGAAATAGCACCAATACTGCTTGTGCCAGCAGGTATATTTTCACCGTCTCCAAGAATTGCGGTGACTGTAATGATTGCACCATTACCTGTTCCTGATATCACATTTGCTGTTGGCAGCTTATCTTGGCTGTATCCCATACCACCTATAGGATATCCTTCGATAGGACTAGATATAAATCGAACTTCTGTTATCTTACCATTTGCTGCAACATTAAATACATTTGCTCTTGCGCCTGAACCATAACCACCAAGAACATTGATAAATTCTATTTCATCATCAACTTGATAGTTTAGACCACCATTATCAATACGCATTCTACCTAGAATACCTAGATCGAGTATTCTCGTATTAGCAACAGCAGAGACATTTGGAGTTGCACTATAGTTCTCACCGGCATTTATCAATAGAACAGATTGTATAGGTCCTGTATTTGCAAAAACAAATGATAATACTGTATTTGCTATTGTTGTATTTGCATTTGATCCAGAAGTTACATTACCACTAAATGTAAAATAGTCAGCAACGTTTATCGCTACATTTGCAAGAGATGCGATTGTCGTATAGGAAATATTATATGAATTAGGATGATATGTTTCAGAAGTATCTACTGTTAGTACATTTGCACTAGCATTGGCGCCGCCGCCACCCGAGATAAGAATTGAGTTGTTTACTCTAAATCCAGCACCACCATTCAAAACAGATATACCAGAAATATTACCAGAACTCACAGATGAAACAATAATCGATCCACCTGTACCTCCGCCGCCTTCAATCTGAACAACATCACCGACAAAATAACCAGTACCAGGATTTGTTACCGTTACAGTGTTCAGCAAACCCGAGAACAGGTTTGCCGTGATAGAATGTGTTATTCCTTCTTTTGTATATGTTGCAAAAAGAACTTCACCGTCAGCAAATGTCTTTGTCTGTTGTGATATCTTGAGTTCTTTTACAAGAGTGCCACCTTCATAATATACATCAACTCGTTCTACAATTGCTGTAGCGAGAGAAGTATTGCCTTTGATTTGTCTCTTGGCAAAATCTTGGACTGCTGCAATGTCATTGTTTGCTACACCATCAACCGTTATATCTGTAACTTTCAATGATTTTTCAATAAACCACTTACCGTCAGAAGCACGAAGAATGTCGCGTTTTGGATAGTAAAACTCAGTATCTTCTTCACCAAACATGACACGAAGAAGAAACTCAATAGACTTTTCAGTTCCTCTTGCTCTATAAAAATCTTTGATGTGTTTTAAAACTAGGTTTTTGTCGGCAATAATATTCTTAGGTATAATCTTTAGATAATTGTCATAAAACTTTTCTGCGAACAAATCGATTGATTGATCAATATCAAGATTGTTAGGTAAAGACTTGGTCATATTGACTGTCTTACCAATACCAGTAACTGTGTTTGCTTGTTCCAGATACTCATAATAAGCTTCAATGAACCGAACAAAGTTTGCATGATCGTTTCTTACAAAGAATGGAACCTGAGTTGAAATCAGGTTTGATATTCTATTATTTGCATCCATTATGATTATTCTTCTGTATTGATGTCTATCTGAATGGCCAACGCATCATTCTCGTCTATTTCCAATATTCTATTTCTAAGAGGTGTAATAATTTCACTATCGATAGGCAAGTTGAATACCAAAACGTTTGTGTCATAGAAACTGTTTGTTACTGTTCCTGATGTTGCCAGTGATATGAGAACAATTTCACCTGTTTCATAGTTTACTGTACCTGCGTTGCTGTTTACAATAACTTTTTCACCATTTGTCTTGAAGTAATATGTTCTAAGTGAACCAAGCTTAGTTTGAAGTCTGGCAACAGCAGAAGCTTGAGATCCACCACCGCCAGTTATTGATATTGTTGCTCTGGTATAGTTTGAACCTCTATTTGTTATTGTTATTTCGGAAATTCTACCACCAGCAATCTTTGCTGTTGCTGTTGCACCTGATCCGTCACCACTAATTGTTATTGTTGGTGCTGATGTATAGTTGATACCTGGATTTACAATTTCAATTGAGTCGATACCAGTAAACGACTCTGGAATCTCTTCAAAGAATACTTTTCTGGCAACATTATTGGAATCATTTACATTCAATTCAGGATATGATGATATTCTGTTGTTGAAGTCACCCTTCTTGATAGGAAAACCTGTATTGATCGTATAGTTCTTTATTATTGTGGTATTTAATTCAAGACGCTTCTGAAGGAAAATCTTGATGTTTGATCCCGTAATAGATTTTTCTGAGTTTTCAATATAAGACTGAAGCTTCGACTTTCTAAAAGTAGAATTGAATGTCAAGAGATCATCAGTGCGATAGTCTGAGATAGCAGCACGAACATATTCCTTCAATTGTTCTGCTGACAGTTGTGTCAAAGTTGGATCATAAACTACATTGCCTCTAATAAGAATGTATGTGTATTCAGGATCAACGATTTCTGGAATAACTGTTAGAACGTTTCTGCTTGTAATCAGCGTTTCTTTTATAGATTCTTTTTCTTGTTCTGTAAGGAAGTAATTTGACTTAGGTTTTAGAGAAATAAATACCTTACCATAGATTGGTGGATCATTGTCTTGCCCACCCCACACTGCAACAGATTCAATGTTTGGATAGTCTTTGATTATGAGAGTTTCGTAGTCCTGCTTTGTTACAGCACGATTTTGTGTGACATAGTGATATGGCGCTCTGAAACGTACCTGTTCTATTGATTCTTTTTCACCGCCACCATATGAACTTATAACAGATGTAATAGATACATTGTTTCTATATTTGTCACCTATCCTGTCAACTGCTCTAAATGTTGTGATGTTGTTTGCTATTGCTCCAGAAGAATCGAGATATGTTACAATGATAATATTTCCATCTTTTGGTTTTTTACCGACGACATCATCGCCAAAGTATACAACATAATTTTTATCGGAATTTTCTTCAATGAAATACGCTTTGGTATTTGATGTAACCAAAGTAATATCATCAATTGAATTGTATACGTTTATATCTGTATTTGTAGATGATTCCTGTACAGTGACAGTAACTGTGTCCAAATCAACATTAGCTGATGGAATAGTGAATCTTCTTCTTGCGTTTTCTGGTGTCATCGCAAACTGAAGAGTAACAACTTCACCTTGCTTCAACTGCACATTTGCGAACGAAAATGAACCGTTTACTTTTGGTACAGTATTTGAATTCATTGCTACAAATTGATAGTTGAATCCATCAATATCAGATGCTAAAAATCTTGTGTATTTGTCTAGTGTGATCTGAGTTGGTGTAGAATCTTCTGAATCACCTGGTGTTGCCAATATGTTTACAATAGCTTGTGCGCCCTGTCTAGAGCGAGGAACATAGTTGATAACTTTGGCATGTGAAAGAATAGAGTTTCTAAGCTGTGCAGTATCAAGAAATGACTCATTGGCTACCATGTTCAGATAGTAACCCATATAGTGAGTATTATATGCTAGAATGTCAAGCAGCACACTCATACCAGAACCTTCAAAGTCAAAATCTTGGAATTCAGACTGACTTCTTAAAAATTCTTTTAGATTTGCTTTTATCTCATTAAAATCTAATTCTGTAACCCTTAATGATGCTGTATTTGCTGACATATTACCTTAATCTTTCTAGGAACAAATTTATTACTACTGGTAAATTGTTGTTGACTATTGAGAAAGCAATCACTGCATTGTATCCATTATTGTCAGGATCAAAATTTATTTGTATTGCTTTGACAGAAATTCTTGGTTCGTAATTAGTCAGAACTTCTGTTATTGCATCTCTGAGAAAATTAGCTACAAGTGGAGAAGCATTTTCAAATAAAAGCTTTTGAGCACCAGAACCAATATATGATCTAAAAGGTCTGTCATAGAAATTAGTCAAAATAAGATTTCGAACTGATCTTTTGATAGCATCAACACCTGTCTTCTTCACTACATCTTTTGTTGTTGGATGTGCAATGAAGTCAAGGTCTAAGTCTGAATAGTCTGGTTGTCGTGCTACTAAGTTTACCATGTGATTATTTATGTTTACCTAGCTCCAGGATTTGTTGGATTAGGATTGGTTGGTTGAGGGAATATAGCTGTTGCAGTCTTAGCATCTTTTGCAATGCCTTCATTCATACGAATATTTGGACCACCATCAAGCGCAATCAATCCACCCTTGATCGTAAAGTTTCCTGATGTAGATAATGCTGCTAGACCAACTGCTTTTACATCAAGAGTTGTTCCTGTTTCGAGCGACATTTTGCCACCCTTTGCCTTGATGGATACATCGGTAGATGCACCAATACCAACGCTTGATCCGGTTGATGTCAAAGCAACACCAGTATCACCACCAAGAGATAGAATACCATGTGCAGATATTTCAGCAGAACCTTCCATCTTTGCAGTCATGCTTTTAGCTGAGAGGTCCATATCACCGCGAATCTCAGCATTAAAGTTCTTTGCTGTCATGTTATAATCACCATTCACTGTCATATTGTGATTACCCATGACTGTGGTATTGTAATCTCCCTTTACTCTCAAAGACCCGCCACCTTCAACTGTAACGTCATATGCACCTGTGATCTTGACACGATTCTCACCAAAGATGAAGTTATACTGCCCGTTCTGAGAAACGAACTGAACAGCACCGTCTGGCATGAATTGAACCATAGAACCACCACGATGTTGTAGAGTAACACTTTCATGCCCCTCGCTGTCATCTAGTGTAAATACATGCCCCGATCTGGTGCGCGTGGTGTAATAGTATGGATATGTACCAGCACCTTTTTTTGTCCTAGCATCTTCTGGACCTTCCCACTTTGGTGGTGTTGTGTCTTTTGGATCTGATTTGTTTGTAGTCTCTGCCATAATATATTCCTTACTTCAATGCGCCAAATAAATCTTTGCCTTTCATGGCAAAATTTACAGCATTATTCAATCTAGTTCTTTCTTGTGTGCCTGGGGCAATAGCTTTTTGTGCTTGTTGAACTGCTTTACTGAATTCTTCTGGTGCAAGTCTCTTGAACATATCACCCATGACTTGCGAAGAACTTCCCCACATATTCTTGTCTGGAAATACGCTAGGGAAACCACCACTGGTATTAGTTAGCAAACTGGTAAATGTTCCAATCAGTTTTGTAACGTCATCCGAGTTCTTTTCTGAACTATTACCTGTTACATCAAACTCTACATTTGTTTTACCAAATGGTGTATCAATCTCTATTGTAAGATTTGGTAGAGTATCTGTGCCATGCAAACTAGTATCCGTTAGCAAATCAGTGATACATTGAATCAAATCACTCACATCTCTACACTGTGATAACATTTGAGCAGCATTTGCATAAAAGACTTCTGGATTTATTCTTGCGCCTGATAGTCCTTCCGCTGAATTTTCTGGTATCAGATTTGTTATTGTTGTAAGCGCATCGCCAACATCTTTAGGCAGTGCTTTGAATATTTGATCTTTAATAGCAGCAGGCATATTTGTAAAAAGATTGCCAAGAGACAATCCTATACCAGGTAAATCAGCAAGAGCAGCAGCAGGCATAATCGCACTAAATGCTTGAACTGCTGTTTCGATGCTCTTGACTTGTGGTATTTTCATACCTGCAATAGGCCATAGAGTAGATGAACTAGGTATACCTTTTACCAGATTACGATAATATTTATCACCAGCTTCTTCTGTTGGCTTTGATCCAGCTTCACCACTACCAGTTTTTGCTTTGGAATTGATCTTTACTTTCTTGTTCTTTGCTTCTTGAATCATCTTGTGCCAGTCTATGCTGACATTACCAGGTAACTCTAGACCAGTTTGTGTTTCATCTCTTGCAACATGCGTGATAACACCTAGACTTGTGCCATCCAGACCTGCTGTTTTCTCAACAACAACGCAAGATCCTAGTTCTATTGCACCTCCAAAAGTAGCAATGCTTTCATTACCAGCACCACCAAGTCTTGGAATCAAAGGCAACTTGTCTAATGTGAAATCATTACACATCTGAGAAGGAATGTACACGCGAACAGCACCAGACTGTTTCTTGTCAGACTCTGAACCATCGTCTACTACTATTCCTACAACTTTTTTATCTTGATTTGGATATGCCATTTTATACTATACCTTGTCCTACTGTGGTCGATACACA